GGTCTGAGAAAATAAGAGAGCTGTGCGAAGCAGTAGGACTTCAAACTCGCAATATTGCTTTTGGCGACAAAAACTTAGATGCGGGAGCACTAGCTCAAACTCAAGTAGATAAACTGAGGAATAAATTATATGGCTAAGGTTGCCCTAGTAGAAACCAAACCTAGTAAAACTAATTTTAAGAAAGAGTTTGACTTTGACTTTGACCAGTTTCAGTTGTGCTCTGATCCAACTCTAAAAAAGGTATTGAAGCGAGACTGCGATATTGATATGAACCCAGATGATTATGACTGGGTTGTTCTCGTAGGTTCTGATGCGATGAAATACTATACAAAACAAAGCTCTGTTACAGAGTTTTCTGGGAAGAAAGTGGACGGCAAGTTTTTGCCTGTTATTAACCCTGCTATGCTCGCGTTTAAGCCAGAAGCTAAAAGAACGTGGGAAGATAGCGTAAAGAGTATTCATCAGTATATTGCTGGAGAAATAGAAGACGTAGTTATTGATGACAGCATTGCTTTTGGAATACAGGACACGGAGAAAGCAAATGAATTTATTCAGGCCGCCATCCGAGACGAACGTGACTATGTTGCACTCGATTCTGAGACGACTGGCCTCTATCCTCGCGACGGTTATATGCTTGGCATTAGTCTTTCCTATAATGGTGAGTGCGGTGCTTATATCGACACTGATTGTTTCGACGAGACTACTGAAGAACTACTTCAAGAACTTTTTACGAAAAAGATCGTAGTATTTCATAACGCAAAGTTTGATATGGCCTTCTTTGAGTATCACTTTGGGTTTAAGTTTCCAAGGTTTGAAGACACCATGTTGCTCCATTACCTCATAGACGAGAATCCCGGAGGGCACGGTCTCAAACAGCTTACACTCAAGTTTACTCCCTACGGAGACTATGAGAAACCGATGTATGATTGGATTGATAATTACCGTAAAGAGCACGGTATTCTTAAAGATCAGTTCAGTTGGGGAGATATTCCCTTCGACGTAATGAAGACCTATGCGGCTATGGACGCTATGGCTACTTTTCTGTTATATGAAAAATTTATTAAGATTAAGCAAAATCCAAAACTACTGTGGGTGTATGAAAATATCTTACTCCCAGGCACTCGTTTTCTGATTGATACGCAGGATAATGGTGTTCCTTTCGACCGAAAAAGGTTGTTAGTAGCACAGGCCGCTATGCAAGATGATATTGATGAGGCTATCTCTGCTCTCTATGAGAATGAGAAGATACGGAGGTTTGAAGAAATCAATGGAAAATCTTTTAATCCTAATAGCACTATGCAGTTGCGTAGCTTATTGTTTGATTACCTTGGTTTGCAACCGACTGGAAAGAAGACAGGCACGGGTGCGGACTCTACTGATGCAGAAGTGCTCAAGGAGCTCTCGCTTCAAAGCGATGTACCTAAGAGGATCTTGGATATCCGACAAAAATCTAAAATCAAAAATACTTATCTGGACAAGATCATACCTCAATTGGATCGAGATTCTAGACTTAGGACGGGTTTTAACCTGCATGGCACTACTAGTGGCCGTCTCAGCTCTAGTGGTAAACTTAATATGCAACAGTTGCCTCGAGACAATCCTACTGTAAAAGGCTGTATCAAAGCAGCTCCTGGGCATAAGATTGTTGCTATGGACTTAACTACAGCAGAAGTATATGTTGCAGCAGTTCTCGCAAAAGACGATGCACTAATGGACGTGTTCCGTAGTGGAGGTAACTTTCACAGCACAATTGCTCACAAAGTGTTTCGACTACCTTGTGAGGTAGAAGAAGTAGCAGAATTATATCCAGATCGTCGTCAGGCCGCAAAAGCTGTTACATTTGGTATTATGTATGGAGCGGGCCCTGCAAAGATCAGTGAGCAAGTTACAAAAGATAGTGGAAAATATTTTTCTAAGCAAGAAGCGAGTGAAGTTATCTCAGACTACTTTAGAGCGTTTCATAAGTTAAAGGCGTGGATTGATGATAATCAAAAATTTATTGAACATAATGGGTTCGTTTATTCTTGCTTTGGTAGGAAAAGGAGGCTCCCAAACGTTGGAAGTTCCGATGCGGCCATCCGCTCGCATAGCATTCGTTCTGGTCTTAATTTTTTGGTTCAGTCCGCTGCTAGCGATATTAACTTACTTGGTGCAATAGATATGGGAGAGTATATCAAGGCAAATAATATGAAATCACGTATTTTTGCTTTGGTTCACGACTCAATCCTTGCAGAGGTTCCAGAAGAGGAAATAGATCATTATTGCGAAAAACTACTCCACTTTGTCCAAATGGACAGAGGGCTTATTATACCGGGTGCTCCCGTTGGATGTGACTTTGAGATTGACGAAGACTACTCCATGGGCAAGTTCGCTAAAATGTATGGCACTGACATATAGTAATATCAACAAAATACAGTTTCCAATCTATGAAATGCCGTCTGATAACTGGAGTAAGGCTGACGGCCTTCTCTTTTTAGACGGCAAGATTGTAGATGATAAAAATCAGAGCGGGGACACAATAGGTCTTCGCAGACTACAAACACCGCATCGTAATTTACTCGAACTAAAAAAGCAATATGACAGTTTTAGTGGTTTGATAAAAAATGCGGATAAGTGTTTTATTGATACAAATGGTATTCCATTCACCTATGAAAAGACTCAGTGGTGCTCTCTGAAATATCATCGTATCAAAAAGATAAGTAGAAAAGATAATTTTAGTCTTCTCTACTTGGATGGAGTTCGATTTCCTTTTAAGGTTCCTCGACCTCCAGCCGAAGAAATACGGTATGCCGGTATTTTATACTATGGAAGGCATCCGTGGACATTATACGAGTACTCTGAAACACCTTTGAAGGACACTCGCAGAAAAGTATAAGGAATTATGGGAAAACGCAGTAAAACCCTTGCAGGCGCTAATCTCGATCTGCAACAAATTGAACCCTTGACACATAACCAGCTCAAAGCATTTGAGAGCGAGAAAAACCTGGTACTACATGGAGTGGCAGGAACAGGTAAAACTTTCATATCATGCTATCTAGCATTTGATGATATGATTAAGCAAGAGTACCAAAAATTAGTAATTATTCGCAGTGCCGTCTCTACACGGGATATCGGTTTTCTGCCGGGGAATGAGAAAGAAAAAGCACACGTCTATGAAGAGCCATACAAAGATATTTGTATTGAGTTGTTTCAACGAGGCGATGCTTATGAGATACTTAAAACCAAGGGTTTAGTGCACTTTATGACTACATCCTTTATACGTGGTGTAACTTTGAGAAATGCTACAATACTCATAGATGAGTGTCAAAACATGAGTTTTCATGAATTAGACAGTATCATCACACGAGTAGGTCACGGGTGCAGAGTAATCTTCTGTGGGGACTTCCGACAGTCTGATTTAAGACAAAACGGGCTGAAGGATTTTATTAGGATACTGAAAGCAATGGACAGTTTTGATCTCGTAGATTTTGAGATAAACGACATTGTTCGCAGTAATTTTGTTAAATCTTATATAACCGCAAAAACGGAACTAGGTTTATGAAAAAACGAGACTACACCCCTGAAACAGTAAGAAAACTGCAGGGGACACAAAAAATTGAGCATACTATTGCTCGGGATATGGCTGTAAAGCTAAGGAAGTTATTTAGTGAAAACTTATACATTAACACCTTCGGCGCTTACAACGGACAACAAGCAGTTCAGCACGTTAAAGCAGGCCTCAAGGCCATTTATTGCTCAGGCTGGCAAGTTGCTGCTTCGGCCAACTCGTCTAATGAAGTGTATCCAGACCAATCTCTCTATCCAGTCGATTCGGTTCCGTCTGTGGTGCGTAACATCAATAACGCATTTCGCAGACAAGACCAGATTGAATATGCAGAAACGGAGAACGGTTTTGATTTCGCGCCTATCGTGGCAGATGCGGAAGCAGGCTTTGGAGGAGTATTAAATAGCTATGAGCTGGCACGAAATCTCATCGAAGCAGGAGCGGCAGGAGTCCACTTCGAAGACCAACTCGCCTCCGCCAAAAAGTGTGGACATCTCGGCGGGAAAGTTCTTATTCCTCTTAGTGATGCCATTAGGAATCTTAACGCTGCTCGTTTGGCTGCTGACGTGGCAGGAACAGAGACACTCATTATTGCGAGAACAGACGCAGAGAGTGCACAACTCCTCAGCAGCGATCATTGTTCATCAGATGCCAAATGGATCAAAAGATTTTCACAGGGCACGGCTGGAAGTATTAAAAGCAGAACTTCTGACGGATTCTGGCAAATCGAAGGAGGTCTTGAAATGGGATGTGAACGAGGCGCGGCGTATGCAGAATATGCAGACCTCGTGTGGTGCGAAACCAGCACACCCTGTCTCAAAGACGCCCGGCGTTTCGCTGACGCAGTCAAAGGGTCAAATCCCGACGCAATGCTAGCGTATAACTGTTCTCCAAGCTTTAACTGGAGAAAGTCAATACCCGGAGATGCTGAGCTCCAAGATTTTCAGTATGAGTTAGGTAAAATGGGGTTTAAGTTCCAGTTTATCACACTCGCAGGCTTTCATAGCACAAACTATGGAGTCTTCAACTTTGCACGTCAATACAAGGATCGAGGTATGTTTGCTTATGCACAACTACAAGAAGCCGAGTTTGCAGCAGAGCAGTTTGGATACACAAGCACTCGCCACCAGCGAGAGGTCGGTGTGGGGTATTTTGATGAAATTACCAAGGCGCTGGGGAGTTCTACCGAAGCGCTCAAGGATTCAACAGAAACGGCGCAATTCTAACATCTGCATATGGGACTTGGAGAATGAAGGTTAAATCAATTTTAGCAGTAATTCTTCTTGGGGGATGCGTTACGACGCAAGAAGATGACAGAATATGTTTAGACTGGGGACACTATCCTATAATAGAAGAAAGGTGTGTCCCTCTTTATGGTAACGTAGTATGTGTTACCGAAGAGCGCACCAGATACTGGTGTAAGCTATACGAGGAAAAGAATGAGTGATTTTTTCGCTAAATCTATGACAAAGTTCTTTCGCTTTACAGCGGATACGTTCTTTAGAAAGCGATATGGGCATCGAGCAGTAGTTCTGGAAACCGTGGCAGGTGTGCCCGGTATGATCGCAGGGATGCTCACTCATTTTGCGAGTCTTCGTACTCTCAAAAGAGGTTACGGGACTAAAATACATCATATGCTTGAAGAAGCAGAAAATGAACGAAAACATCTTATTTTTGTGCTACACATAACAAAGCCTACTGTATTAGAAAAAGGCATTATAATTGTAGCACAAATGTTGTTTTCCATGTTTTATTTAGCATTGTATATGCTATCACAAAGAACCGCTCATCGCATGATCGGCTACTTTGAGGAAGAGGCTGTGCGTAGTTATACTGACTACATAGAGCAGATAGACTTGGGACATATTGAGGATGTAGCAGCGCCTCTTCCCGCTATCGAATATTATGGTCTACGAGACACTGCAACTCTACGAGATATGTTGCATTGTATTCGTGAAGATGAACGTAATCACAGTGTTTTAAATCATAGGTATGCAGATAGGTATGAAAGCGGTATTAAGTAATCGTATTTTTATGGAAGTTACGCCAGAGTTGAAGAAAAAACTCTCGGATGAGCTTACTTATAAAATACCACCACAAAACCCAAACGACCCTCCGCAGATTATTAAGAATCTGCAGCGGGTGCGTGAAAACTTGGTATCTATACCAATTGGTCGCACAGACCTAATACCAGAAGGATATGAAATTGTCGAAAAACGATTGGATATTCCTGCTAGTTTTCCTGAGTTTAAGTTTGAGCTACGTCGTAGCCAACAAGACGTATACGACGCCCTTGATGACAACTGTATCATCAATGCGTGGGTAAGCTGGGGAAAGACATTTACAGGTCTCGCTATCGCGGGCAAGCTAGGAATGAAAACATTAGTGGTAACCCACACGGTTCCTTTGCGTAATCAATGGGCAAAGGAAGTAGAGAAAGTTTATGGAATTAGACCAGGCATTATTGGTAGCGGTAGTTTTGACACCGATAGCCCTATTTGCATTGGCAATACCCAAACTCTGTATAGAAATATTGATAAAATTCGCAAAGAGTTTGGCACGATTATTTTAGATGAGATGCACCATGTCTCGTCTCCCACTTTCGCTAAAATTATTGATACTAGCCACGCTCGCTATAAAATCGGGCTTTCTGGTACTATCGAACGTAAAGATGGAAAACACGTCGTCTTCAGGGACTACTTCAGCCCGAATATTTTCAAACCACCGAAAGAAAACTTCCTTACGCCAAAAATCCATATTTACAGGTCAGAAGTACGATTTCCAGACGGAGCTAATATTCCTTGGGCTAAACGAGTCAATGCAATTGCAAATAATGACGAATACCGACACTCCGTAGCAATGTTGGCGGCTGCATATGCCGCAAGAGGCCACAAAGTGTTGGTGGTGTCAGATCGAGTTCACTTTTTGAAGAGCTGCGCCGAACTGACTGGAGAAAAATCTATATGTGTTACGGGTGAGGTAGCGCATGAGGACAGGGAAAAACTCATTGATGGAATCTTACACGGCGATAAAAATGTTCTTTATGGAACTCAAGCAATTTTTAGTGAAGGAATCTCAGTTAATACTCTTAGTTGCCTTATCCTTGCTACTCCTATCAATAATGAACCATTACTCACTCAGCTCATTGGTAGAGTTATCCGTAAGCAAGAAGGAAAACGTGACCCAGTAGTAATTGATATACACTTAAAAGGAAAAACAGCGCAAAGACAAGCTTCAAACAGAATGGGGTACTACATGAAACAAGGTTATTCCATTGAACAGCTCTGAGCGTAGAAATTTAGTTCTTGACAAATGGTTAAAAGTTTAGTATAATATGTTGTTATATGATTGGACTAAGATATTCGATGTATCAAAGGGCAACCCTGCGATAATATATCTTATAATTAAAATTTTAGTAAATAAAGAAATTCCTCGTAATAAATACGATAAGATATTTCAGTTTGCTAATATCGACTTTTCAGGAGACTGTTTCTTAGTCCATCCTGATGTCCTCTTATACCATTCATATAAACATAGCTATCGCGATATAGCCCAGTATATTGCGTTGGCTTCTGTACGTTCGTACGCGGACTATTTAGCAACTGGGGATAAAACGCTCGATCTTGCTATTTGTGAGTTAGATCGAGAATTATTTAACGATAACAGTCTACTTCATATTAAAAAGAATAAGTTATACTTTAAATATGAAGAAGTCAATAAAAAGGATATACACTAATGGCATTATCATTTAACAAAGCGGCAGGTGGCGCTAAAAAATCATCTATTACTTCTTACGCATACCGTGACGGAGATAACGAAGTTCGTCTCGTAGGAGATGTTCTTGCTCGATATGTTTACTGGCTCGAGGGCAAGAACGGCAAGCAAATTCCTTTTGAGTGCCTTTCATTTGACCGGAACGAAGAGCGTTTTAACAATCTTGAGAAAGATTGGGTTCGTGAGTATTACCCCGATCTCAAGTGTGGCTGGAGCTACGCTATGCAGTGTCTTGATAACGGTGAAGTCAAAATCATCAATCTCAAGAAGAAACTATTTGAAGCTATTCTCACTGCAGCAGAAGATTTGGGCGATCCTACCGATCCAGAAACAGGCTGGGATGTAAAGTTCAAGCGTGTAAAGACTGGGCCTCTTCCTTATAATGTAGAGTATCAGCTACAAGTATTAAAGTGCAAGCAGCGTGCTTTGAGTGAATCAGAAATGGCCGCTATTGCTGATCTGAAGTCTATGGACGATGTAATGCCTCGACCAACTCCAGACGCACAGAAGGCTCTTCTTGACGAGATTCGTGAAGATGCAGCCGGTGATATCGACGAAACATTGGAAGATGAGTTCAATTTGTCATGATTCTATTTACGGCAGACTGGCATATTAAGTTAGGTCAGAAAAACGTTCCACGAGAGTGGGCAACAAAACGCTACCATATGTTTTTTGAGCAAGTTCATAGTCTCGAGAAGCAATGTAATATGCACGTTATTGGTGGTGATTTATTTGACCGTCTGCCGAGTATGGAAGAGTTGGAACTGTATTTTACGTTTATTCGTAAGGTACAGATTCCAACACTCATTTACGACGGTAATCACGAAGCTACAAAGAAAAATAAAACATTCTTTACGCAACTAAAGCAAGTAACACGAGATATCAATCCGCTAGTAAAAGTAGTGGATATGTCATACTACGATAACGATTTTGGGTTTGGCGTTTTACCCTATGCCGATTTGCATCGAAAAAACGCCATTGAATTGTTTGATCCGAAGAAACCATTGTTTACACACGTTCGCGGTGAAATACCTCCACACGTCAAGCCAGAGGTGGACTTAGACAGATTTGAGGACTTTCCCGTTGTGTTTGCAGGCGATCTTCACGCTCACAGCAATACTCAACGTAATATCGTATACCCTGGCAGCCCTATGACAACTTCGTTTCATAGAAACGAGGTGCAGACTGGTTATCTCTTGATAAATCCACAAGATTGGTCATGGATGTGGGATGCTTTTGAGCTACCACAACTTATTCGCAAAACAGTGTCAGATCCAAGTGAGATGATACCTACAGACTATCACCATACTATCTATGAGATAGAAGGCGATATTCAAGAGCTTGCTACTGTGAAGAATAGTGAGTTGTTAGATAAAAAAGTAGTAAAAAGAAGCTCTGAAGCAGTATTGGAACTAAGTAAAGAGATGACCATTGCAGAAGAGTTGGTAGAGTATCTAACTTACATATTAGAAATACCTGATCCAAAAGTGAAGGATATAGTAGGAATATTTAATGATTACGCTTCAAAAATTGAAATGGAGTAATTGTTTCAGCTACGGAGCAGACAATGAGTTAGATTTACAAAATAACACAGTAACTCAACTTATTGGCACTAACGGTATGGGCAAGTCGTCCATACCGTTAATTATAGAAGAAGCTCTGTATAACAAAAATTCCAAAGGAATCAAAAAAGCAGATATACCAAACAGGTATGTAAATGAAGGATATAACATACATCTTGAGTTTACAAAAGATGAGAAAAAGTATGACGTCATTATTGATCGGAAGTCTAGTATTAAGCTTAAGTTGTTGGAAAATGGAGAAGATATTAGTTCTCATACAGCGACCAATACATACAAGACACTCCAAGATATTATTGGAATCGACTTTAAAACCTT